ATCCGTCCACGGTCCAATCCCCAGCGGACATCACATCCACCACATCGACGAGAACCCCGCCAACAACGACATCAACAACCTGCAGTGCCTCACTCCACAGCAGCACATCGACATGCACCCATGGTCTGCCGAGCAACTTGAGCGCCAGTGTGCTCACCTCGAGCGAATCCGACCGCTCACCAAGGCATGGCACGCCAGCCCTGACGGCCATCAGTTCCACCGACGGATCGGTCGTCTGGCATATGCCAACTTCACCCCAGAGCCCAAGCCCTGCGAGCAATGTAGCGCCGTATTTGAGCCTGGGGCCGTCGGAAACCGTGATCGCTTCTGCTCAAACAAGTGCAAGGCAGCCCATCGACGAGCCAGCGGTGTTGACGACGTCACCCGAGTCTGTGCTTGCGGCGCCTCCTTCGTTGCCAACCGATACAGCAAGCATTCGGCTTGCTCCCGGTCGTGTGGTGCGCGTGCGAGAGGCAGGACAATGCGCGCGCGTGTACGATCTGACGGTTGAGGAGCATCACGAGTTCGTCGTCGGTGGCGTGCTCGTTTCCAATTGCATCGACGCCCTACGCTACGCGTGCGAGTCTGCCCGGCGCACTGCCGCCGTTGCTCGCAAGGCTCCCTCTCCCCCAACTCAAATCGCCTCAAGGTGGTGACCCATGGCCCGTGAATCCCGCTCTGCCCGCCAAGCCCGCGTCCACGCCGAAGCCCTCAAGGAGTTCGACGACATTCAGAGCGCCTGCCAGGAGGAGCGCCTGCAGTGCCTCTCGGACCGCCGTTTCTGTGCCGTCCCTGGCGCGCAGTGGGAGGGCCTTGAAGAGCAGTTCAAGAACAAGCCCCGGTTCGAGGTCAACAAGGTGATGAGAGCGGTGAACAGGATCGTCAGCGAGATGCGAAACAACCCCATCACGTCGACGTTCCAGCCCCGCGACGACAAAGCAGACGACCGCTTGGCTGACCTGATGGCCAGCCTGCACCGTGCCGATGAGCAAGACTCGGTGGCCGACGAGGCGTATGACAACGGCGCCGAAGAGGCCGTGATGGGCGGCATCGGCGCGTGGCGCCTGCGTGCGGTCAAGGTCGACGATGAAGACGACGACAACGACGAACAGCGCATCCGGTTCGAGCCCATCTTTGACGCCGATTCGTCGGTCTTCTTCAGCCTCGACAGCAAGCGCCAGGACAAGAGCGACGCGCGTTCGTGCTTCGTGCTGACGCCGATGTCCCGCGCTGCCTATGAAGAGGAGTACAACGACAGCCCCGAAAGCTGGCCTCCCGGCGTGACGCAGACCGAATACGATTGGGCACGTCCCGACACTGTCATCGTTGCCGAGTATTACCTCGTCGAGACGGTCAAGCGCACCATTCACGTGTTCCAAGACCTGCAGGGCGACGAAGAGGAATACACCGACGAAGACCTCAAGGATGAGGAGTTGGTGATCGAGTTGCGCGACACCGGCGCCCGCGAGATGCGCCGTCTGAAGAAGAACCACAAGCGCGTGCGCAAGTACACCATGAGCGGCGGCGGCATCCTCAAGGAGGAGATGATCGCCGGGCCGAACATCCCGATCGTGCCGGTCTACGGGAAGCGCTTCTTCGTCGACGGCGTGGAACGTTGCATGGGGCACGTCCGGCTGGCCAAGGACCCGCAGCGGTTGAAGAACATGCAGTTGAGCAAGCTGGCGGAAATCTCCGCGCTGTCGTCGGTCAGCAAGCCCATCGTGGCGCCTGATCAGGTGGCTGGCCTTGAGAACGATTGGCGTGATGACAACGTCGAAAACTTCGCGTTCCTGCGCTTGAACCCGCTGTTTAACGTCGACGGCTCGATGATGCCCGCTGGTCCGCTGGCCTACACAAAGGTGCCAGAGATTCCGCCCGCGATGGCGGCGCTGCTGCAGATCACAGAGCAGGACATGCAGGAGATCCTTGGCGAGAGCCAGGGCACCGAGCAGATCGTGAGCAACGTCAGCGGCAAGGCTGTCGACATGACCCAGCAACGGCTGGACATGCCCACCTTCATCTACGCGTCCAACCGCGCCAAGGCGATGAAGCGCAGCGGAGAGATTTGGAAGGGCATGGCGCGAGAGCTCTACGTTGAAGACGGGCGCAAGATGAAAACGATCGACAAGGCGAACAAGACGAACTTTGTCGAGATGAACCGCCCGACCGTCAACGACGAAGGCGAGATCACGAAGGAGAACGACCTATCGTCAGCGGACTTCGACGTCGTTGTCGAGGTTGGCCCGTCGTCCACCAGCAAGCGTGCCGCCACCGTGCGGGCGCTCACAGGCATGATGCAGCTTGTGGCCAACGACCCCGAGACGATGAAGGTCCTCACCAGCATGTCGATGGCGAACATGGAGGGCGAGGGCATCGAAGACGTGCGCGGCTACTTCCGCAACCAGCTGGTCCGCATGGGCGTCGCCAAGCCGACTGAGGAAGAGGCCGCTCAGATGCAGCAGGAAGCCTCACAGCAGAAGGAAGACCCCAACGCCGTGCTGGCGCAGGGTATGGCCGAGGAAGCCGTCGCCAAGGCTGCCAAGGCGCGCGCAGACACGGTCGAGACTGTGGCCAATGCGGAGAAGATCAGGGCGCAGACGGTCCAGATCCAGATGGAGACGGGCGGGATGGGGCTTGTGGGGCCGAGGCCGGTTCGGTAGGGTTGGCTGGCTTGGCTCAGGTACGCCGAAGTCTGCGCTAACGAGCCACCACGGGGTGCAGAAGCAAGAACCCGCCCTCACACGGCGGGTTCTTTTTTGGCTCTCGCCAGCCTGACGAACGCGCTCACGTCTACACCGATGACCCGACGGTCGGTGTCGACGGTTTGGCGGCGGACCCATTCGGCGAAGGTCATCTGGTGGCCACCTTGCCAGCATAGAAAGACTTCATGCCCTGCCAGAAGTCTGCGCGCTGTTCTTCGGTTAACGGCGCAGGTTGCGGTGGTGGTCGCCAACTTCGATCCGGCACTGTCCCGGCCCGCTTGTGGTCGTGGCGGTTGGGGCCGCGCCTGACCCCGCTGTCGTCGGAATACTCCATGCGGTGGCAAAGCATGTGCGACGCAGGACCCGAGGCGTAGTGGCACCGGGTTGGCTGCTTGCAGTAGACGCATGGCGCCCATGGGTCAGCACGCCAGATGGAGCGCCGCACGTCGACGACGGTGGAGACCGGGTAGCGCATGGGTACCGGCTGCACCAACGGATACGACACCATCCGCGACACGACTGGCGCCATGGGTCGCGTCATCCAAACGGTGTCCCCGCTCTTGATCTTCTTCATGGATTCACCTGCCCTGCTTCACGAGCCCAAGACTTTTTGGCCTCTTGCCACTGGATCTGGACGGCTTTGGATTCCGTCTCGACCTCGATGGTGATGTCTGCCCACCACCAGAGGCGAGCGACGACGTCGGCGGCGGTCTTGAGGTTGCAAGGCTTTGGTTTGGTCATTGGTTGTCTCCCTGCCAAACACTGTGACCCGCCTCGCCTCCCGGCGTCCACTGGATTCATTGCAACAGCCAGTTGCAACGTTGTCGCCTCTCGCGCTACAATGCACCCACAGGTAACCAGCCCACCTCAAGGGCTGAGCGCAGCGGAGCCACATGACCACGCCAGAGGCAGAGGGAAGCGTTGACGTTGTCGAGGTTGAAGAGGCAGCACCAGCCGCCAACGAGCCCGACGAGATTGTCAGCGTCACCATCGGGGAAGCGCCGCCCCCAGCAGAGACGGAAGAGCCTGCACCCGCCTGGGTGAAGGAAGTTCGGCAGAAGAACCGAGAGCAGGCACGGCGCATCCGTGAACTTGAGGACCAAGCCAAGGCGAGAGAGCCCGCGCCCAAAGCGCAGACCCTGCCGCCAAAGCCGACCCTTCAGGACCACGACTACGACGAGGCCAAGTTCGAGGCGAGTCTTGCCGGTTGGTTTGAGGTCAAGCGCAAGGTCGACGACGATCAAGCCAAGGCCAAGGCCCAAGCGGACAACCTCGTCAAGACCGCTCAAGAGCGGCAGGCCACCTACAAGCAGAATCTTTCTGCTCTGAAGGTGGACGACGCTGACGAGGCAGAAGACGCCGTCGTGCAGCACCTGTCGATCCAGCAGCAGGACATGCTGTTGGAGGGCACCGACGCCCCTCACCTCGTGGTTCTCGCGCTCGGGCGCAATCCGGCGAAGCTGAAAGAACTGGCAGAAATCAAGAGCCCCGCGAAGTTCGCTGTCGCTCTCGGGAAACTGGAGTCGCAAGTGCAGGTCACCAAGCGCAAGCCCTCGACGTCCCCCGAGTCCTCCCCCTCATCTGGCGCCGCCCGTTCTGGGCTCGCCGACAAGACCCTCGAACGGCTGGAAGCTGACGCAGAAAAGTCCGGTGATCGCACTGCGGTCGTCGCCTACAAGCGGCAGAAGAAAGCCAAAGGATAAAAGACCATGGCCAACGATTTCTCGAAAGAAGAACGCGTCGCGTTCGATGAAGTTCTCGAAGCGTGGAATGACGAACTGGCCATGAGCCGCCTCGTCAAGATCTACAAGACCCCGCAGACCCAGATGGCTCGCAGCGGCGACGTCATTTGGCGCCCCAAGCCCTACGTGATGCCGTCCTACGATGGCCTCGACCAGTCCAGCAACTTCACCGCCCGCACGCAGCTGTCGGTGCCGTCGTCCATCGACATCAACAAGAGCGCGCCCTTCCTTCTCAGCCCCACGGAGCTCCGTGACCAGCTGCAGGAGAAGCGCCTCGGTGAAGGTGCCCGCCAGAAGCTCTCGTCCGACATCAACCGCAGCGTCTTGGACGCCGTCGCCCTGCAGGGCAGCTTGTTCGTGAAGCGGTCTGCCGCATCGGCTGGCTTCGACGACGTGGCCCAGGTTGCCGCGCTCATGAACGAGACCGGCGTGCCGCTGGCCAACCGCCGTCTCTGCTACAACACCCGCGACTACCTTGGCGCCGCCAACGACTTGTCGAAGGCGTCGCGCACCCTTGACAACGAGAACAGCGTTCGGGCTCTCCGCGAAGCCTACGTCGGTCGCCTCGCTGGCCTCGACACCTACCAGCTGGATTACTCCAGCCGAAAGGTTGCCGCCGCTGGTGGTGCTGGCCTGCAGATCTCCACGCTGGCCGCTGGCGTCAACGTCTACGTCCCTGCCGCCCGCAGCAATGCGGCCACCGGCCAGGGCAGCAACCTCGACAACCGCTTCCAGACGGTGACCGTCTCCAGCACGACCAGCGTCGTCGCCGGTGACTTCTTCACCATCGCGAACGTGTTCGCGGTGCACCCGATCACCAAGGTGTCGACCGGCGTTCTCAAGACCTTCAAGGTCGTGCAGAACCTGACCGCCACCACGATGGTCATCACCCCGCCGATGATCACCGCGCAGGGCGGCAGCATCGCGGAAATCCAGTACCAGAACTGCGTCGTCGAGACCGCCTCGGGCACCGCCGCCATCGTGTTCTTGAACACCGTGACCGCGCAGCAGAACCACTTCTTCGTGGAAGGCTGCATCGAGATGCTCCCCGGGCGCCTTGAGATCCCGACCGACAGCGGCCTCAGCGTCATGCGTGGCAGCACCGATCAGGGCCTCGAACTGGTCATGAGCAAGCAGAGCGGCATCGACGCGCTCAACACCAAGTACCGCTTCGATGCGTTCTGGGGCGTCGTCGTCCTCGACACCGAGATGTGCGGTTCGATGATGTTCAGCCAGACCTGAACACCGAGAGGCGCCCTAGTGTGGGGCGCCTCTTTCCCCTTCCTTCTGCTTCTTGGAGTTCACATGTCCTCGTCCCTCATCGTCGCCGCTGGCGGCAAAAAGACCGTCACCCTCGCCGCCTCCGACAAGATCGCCGTCTTCTGCCGGGGCACCTGCCTCGTCTACAACAACCAGGGGTTCCCGCAGTTCCCCGACAAGCAGAGCCTGCTCTCCGACGTCACCGCCGAAGAGTGGGTCTCGTCCGCCGTGTCCGCTGCCTCTGAGTTCATCCTCGACAACAGCGGCTCCGCGTTCCCCGCCTACTACGAGATCGGGACTGCCCCGCTCGTGAAGGACGACGGGCGCAAGGTTGCCCCGGCGCAGGGCACTCCCATCGCCCTCGACGTGACCGGCGCCATGACCGCCGCCATGCTCATTGGCGGGATCGTGACCTCGGCTGCCGCCGCCGTCACGGGCACGCTGATGAACCCGTCGCTGCTGGAAGCCGCTGGCGAGTTCGCCATCGGTGACGCCGTCGACTGGTCGATCATCAAGATCGGCGCCAACACGTTTACGCTGGCGCAGTCCGCCGACGGCTTCCACACCATCGTGGGATTGACCACCACGGCGACCGCCACCAGCAGCCGCTGGCGCACGGTCAAGGCCACCGCGACCACGTACATCACGTACCGTCTCTGCTGAGGTCCTGCGTCGACAAGAAGCCCCGCCGGTGTTATGCTGGCGGGGCTTTCTCCTTGAGGTGCTCCATGGCGTCGAAGAAGTCCCCCGCGAAGAAGAAGCCCGCAGCCAAGATGCCCAAGCCCAAGGGCAAGAAAGGCGCCTGCTGATGTCCTTCCCGACCATGGTCTACCGTTGCCCCGGCCTGCATCCTGGCCCGTTCGGCAAGACGTACAACGCCCTCGGCATCAACGATGCGGCTGCCCTCGTGGCTGCCCTCGACGATGGCTGGCACAAGACGCTCCCCGAGGCGTGCGGCGTTGTTGCCGACGTCCCCGCCGACGACGCGCCTCCCACGCGTGCCGAGATTGAAGCGCAGGCCATGGCGCTTGGCATCCGCTTCGACGGGCGCACTCCCGACGCGCGCTTGCTGCGTCTCATCTCTGACAACCTGCAGGGCGGTTCCTGATGGGCTGGTCGAAGCGTCAGTTTATCTCGCAGGCGATGGAAGAAATTGGCCTCGCAAGCTACGTTTTCGACCTGCAGCCCGAGCAGCTTGAGTCGGCCTTGCGTCGCCTCGACGCCATGATGGCCGAATGGAACGGGCGCGGCCTGCGCTTGGGCTACCCCATTCCTGGCAGCCCACAAGACAGCAACCTCGACGAAGCCAGCGGCGTTCCAGACAACGCCAACGAGGCCATCTATCTGAATCTGGCCCTGCGCTTGGCGCCAAGCTACGGCAAGCAGGTGAGCGCACAGACCATGTCCGCTGCCGCCCGCGCGCTGTCGACGGTGTCGCTGCGCCTGACGACGCCACCGAAGATGCAACTTCCCGGCTCCATGCCTGCAGGTGCGGGCAACAAACCATGGCGCAACAATGGCTCTCCTTTCCTTGATCGTCCGTCTGTTCCGCTGGATGCGGGCGATGATGGCGAGATTACTTTCGACTGAGGTCCCGATGCTCATCAGCCAACTGTCCGCCGTCACCTCACTGTCCGCTGGCGACAACCTCGTCATCCAGAGCGCCGCGAACAACGACGCGCGCAAGGCGTCGCTCTCGGTGCTGTTGGCGTTCATCGAAGCGAACTTCGCCAGCCCGGACTTCGATGTCACCATCTCCAGCCCCATCGCGGGCTTCAACCAGCAACTGGCCACGTCGACGTCGTCCATCTGGCTCATCCTGACCCCTGCTGGCACGCTCGCCACGGGAACGGTCACGCTGCCGCCGGTGGCTGACCTCTTCGACGGGCAAGAGGTGCTTGTGACGTCGTCGCAGGTCATCACTGCTCTGACGGTGGCGGGCAACGGCGCCACCGTGAACGGCGCCCCCGGTGCGCTGGCTGCCAATGGGTTCTTCCGCCTGCGGTACAACACGCTGCTGACGTCGTGGTTCTGTGTGGCGCAGTCGCTGGGTGCCACGACAAGCTACAGCACGATCACGATTACGCAGGCCATCCTCGACGCCAATGGCAACGAGATGTTCACGTTTGACCCGGCTGTCGCTGCGGTCAACTTCCTCGACTTCAACAACGCGGCGACTGGCAACAACGTTGGGATCTCGGCCAACGGTTCTGACACCGACGTCGGGATCACCATCACGGCCAAGGGCGCAGGCGGCGTTGCCATCTCGGCTGACTCGTTGCTTGCCTCGGTGGCGTTCGCAACCATCACCGGCACCCTTGACGCTGGCGTGACCACGGTGCCGAGTATCATCACGTCGGCCACGACCGTCGGCGCCCTCGGGTCCGCCGCCACCAAGGGCCAGCGCAAGTTCGTCACCGACAGCAACCAGACTATGACGGCGGGCATCGGCACGCTTGTTGCCACTGGCGGCGCCAACAACGTCCCGGTCTACTCTGACGGGACGATCTGGCGGATTGGCTGAATGCAAATCCCCATCCTCAGCGGGATCTACACCGACAACGGACCGGACATCCGCCAGTCCTACCCGGTCAACCTTGTGCCGGTGCCCGCCGACAATGGTGTCAGCGCGGGCTACCTGCGTCCTGCTGATGGGCTGGTGACCCTCGTCGCCAACGCTGACGGCGTGTGTCGTGGCTCGTTTGCGTGGCAGGGCGTCGCCTATTTCGTGACTGGCACGTCGCTGGTGTCGATGGACCAAGCCAACAACATCACCGTGATTGGCTCCCTGGCCGACGGTGGGCCTGTCGCATGGGCGCAAGGATTCGACCGGCTGGGCATCGCCTCGGGTGGGACCCTGTACTATCTCGCCCTCGACGGCGTCACGCTCACCACGGTGGCCGACGTCAACGTGGGCAACGTCGTGGACGCCATCTGGGTCGATGGCTACTGGATGGTCACCGATGGCGAGTTCATCGCCGTCTCTGACCTCACCGACCCCACCGTGTTCAACCCCCTGAAGTACAACGGCAGCGAGTCCGACCCCGACCCCATCCTTGCGCTGCAGCGCCTGCGGAACGAGGTCTACGCCATCAACCGCAACAGCATCGAGTGCTTCGACAACGTCGGCGGGACCGGCTTCCCGTTCGACCGCATCGACGGCGCCAAGATTACCAAAGGTGCCATCGGGACGAATGCGGTCTGCATCTATCTCGAGGCGCTGGCGTTCGTTGGCTCCGGCTACAACGAGGCGCCCGGCGTCTACCTCGGGCAGAACGCGCAGGCGTCCAAGATTTCCACCGTCGAGATCGACCGGCTCTTGGCCACCTACAGCGAGGCGGACCTCGCCACGCTGGTGCTCGAGACGCGCAACGACAACGGTCACCAGCACCTCTACATGCACCTGCCAGACCGCTGCATGGTGTTTGACGCGGCGGCTTCTGCGGCGCTTGAGTCGCAGGTGTGGTTCTGCCTGACGTCGTCGGTGGTGGGCTTCAACGTCTACCGCGCGCGGCACTTCGTGTGGGTCTACGACCGCTGGTTGTGCGGCGATCCCACGAACTACACGCTCGGGTACCTGTCGCAGACCATCTCGTCTCATTGGGAAAGCCCGGTGCGGTGGGAGTTCGGGACGGCCATCGTCTACGGCGAGTCTCGCGGGGCCATGTTCCACGCGCTGGAACTCGTTTCGTTGACGGGTCGCGTCGCGGTCGGTGCAACGCCCCTCATCTCCACCTCTTGGAGCGCCGACGGGCAGGTGTGGAGCCAGGATCGCAGCATCAGTGCAGGCACTACCGGCGACCGCGCCAAGCGGCTGGTTTGGCTGCAGCAGGGGTATATGCGCACCATGCGGATGCAGCGGTTCCGGGGTGACTCGTCGGCGCATCTCTCGTTTGCGCGGCTTGAAGCGACCATCGAAGGCATGGCGCACTGATGGCGACACGCCTGCGCCTGACCCGCAACCAGATTGCTGGCATCAGCAAGGACCCGGAGACGATCCGGCAACTTGAACTGTTGATCTCGTCGGTCAACAGCTTGAACGCGGGCGGCGGGACCTCTGGCGGCACGGGCGCTGGTGACAGCATCGCGGCATCGACGGTGCTGACGGCTGGCGGGGAACGGCTGTTCGTCTCGCTGACGGTCGGGCAGTACTACGTCCAAGTGGCTGTGATGGTCGACGTCGTGGGAGGCGGTGGCGCCGATGGCTTCACCCTCGACGATGGCAACGACGCCACGATCGTCGTCACGGGCTCGCTCGCTGCGGTCTCTGACGCAGTGTCCTTCTCGTCGCCTGTCCCTGGCCCCTACGCCTTCACCGGCGCCAGCATCGTTGTCATCTTCGACGGCTACATCGACGTCACGACGGCTGGCGAGTTCGGGGTCACGTTCAAGCAAACGGGCGCGCCAACGTCGGTGACTGCCCTCGCTGGCTGCGGTCTGTTCGTTGCCCCGCTGTCGGCTTCCGCATCCTCGACGCCTCCACCGTCAGGCGGACCGCCAACCGGCGCAGCAGGTGGCTCGCTGGCAGGCTCGTACCCGAACCCGACTATCGCTGCGGGTGCGGTCGGTTCCGCTGAACTGGCGGCGACTGGCGTCGTTGCAGGGGCATACACGCTCACGTCGGTGACGGTAGATGCGGATGGGCGCATCACGTCGGCTGCGAGCGGGACCATTCCAGCGGCAGAAGCCCTCGGGACCACGGGCGCAGATGTTGACGTCGGGTCCGCTGCACCGCCGTCCATCGGGCAGGTGCTGACGGCAACGAGCGCAACGACGGCGACGTGGCAGGCACCGGGTGGTGGTGGCATCACCCTCACGGCGGCAACCATCACGGTCCCGTACGAGTCGCAGGAGCAGACCGTTACCGTCGTCGACGCTGCCGCCACGTCGCTGAGCAACGTCTCAGTCGGGTGGGGCAACACGCTGCCCACCGACGAAAACCAGCCGACCGCGAGCAACGTCACGTTCTCCGCCGTCGCCGCCGCTGGCTCCATCGACATCACCGTCAGCGACAACGACGTCGGGATGGTCGGCGGCGCCTACAAAATCCTCTATTCCATCGGGTGACTCATGACGCAGATTCTCGACGCTCGCGGCAACCCGTTTCGGGGGCTCCTCGACGCCATCACCGGCGAGACCATCACCGACGCTCGCGCACCGACGGCATCGCTCGGGGCGCTGGCGGCAGAGAGCGTCGTTGACCTCAACGGTGCCAGCATCGTCTTCCTCGACCTCCGAAGCGCGGCCTTCACCGGAACCGTCGTCTTCGAAGGCACCGTTGACGGGACCAACTATGTCGCGCTGGCCGGGCTCAACGGGAGCAACCCCATCGCCTTGCTCGCGGGCGCTGGCGTCGTCAACTCGCAGGTCGTCGTCGGGGTGAGCGGGTATCGGCGCTTCCGTATCCGCGTGTCCCTTTACACGTCGGGGGCGCTGACGGTGGCGCTGCGTGCGAGCTGCGCCGACTACGCCATCACCGCCGTCCCGCTGCCCGCCACGCTTTGCGTTACGGCGACGGGGCTGGTCAATGCCGCCGTCACCCTCACCATCCCGCTCGTGGCGTCGATGTTCCACTACATCACCCGCCTGACCGTCCAGCAGTTTTTTGCAACGGCGGGGCTCGCTGGTGCGACGCCCGCGCTCGTGACGACGACGAACCTCCCCGGCACGCTGGCGTTCTCGTTCCCGACGGCGGGCGCCCTGGGCACCATGGTGAACGAGACGCTGTCCCCCGCGCAACCCATCAAGGCGACGGCGGCGGGTGTGAACACGACGGTGGTGGCCCCGGCCCGCACCGATACCATTTGGCGCATCACGGCCCACTATGGCCTGGGGAACTGAACGATGACCGAAGCCCTCTCCCTCGCCTACCATCAAGCCCTTGCCTCGACGTCACTCGCCGACCGCGTCGAGGCAGAGTGTCTGCTTGAGCCGCAGGTTGATTGCCCTCTCGTTCACCACTTCGGACCGGGGATCTATGTCAGGGAAGTCTTCATGCCTGCGGGGACGCTGGTCGTCGGTCATTGCCACAAACTGGCGCACCTCAACGTGTTCCTGTCCGGGTCGCTGGCGCTCCTTGACGACGCCGGTGGCTTCAAGGTCCTACACGCGCCGTTCCTCTTCGTCTCGCCTCCAGGCCGCAAAATGGCGTGGACCATTACCGACTGTACTTGGCAAAATATCGTCGCCACGGAAGAGACCGACATCGACGCCCTTGAACTGCTGATGTTCGACAAGAGCGCCGTTTTCACGTTGTCCGAACAGCAGGCGAAGGCGGCCAAGGCTGCTAGCCAAAGCGACGCAAACGCGGTACAGTCCCCCCATTCAGACGAGGTCAGCCCATGAGCGGTATCGGGACAGCAATCAGCGTCGGTGCCCTCGGTGCTGTGACCGGCATCGCCGGTGCCGCGATCCAGGGCTACGCCGCCAGCGAGGCGCAGAAGTCGCAAGAGCGCATGTTTCAGCAGGGGCTGAAGGCTGACGAGGCAGCGACCGCACAAGCGCGCGCCGACCAGCAGCCTTACGCGCAGGCGGGCGCAGGCGGTCTTGGTGGCCTTCAGGGCTACCAGCAGACGGGCATGGACGCGATGTCGCAGCAGCGGGCGCTACAGGGCCTCGACGGGCCAGAGGCGCAGGCGGCGGCGATTGCCCAACTTGAGCAGTCCCCGCAGTTCCTCGCCATGATGCGCCAAGGCGAAGACGCCATCCTCGCGAACGCCAGCGCAACGGGTGGCCTTCGAGGCGGCAACACGCAAGCCGCGTTGGCACAGTTCCGCCAGGGTCTCTTGGGCCAGATGGTCCAGCAGCAACTTGGCCAGCTTGGCCAGATGTCCGGCGCTGGCCAACAGGCAGCGGGTGGTCTCGCTGGTCTCGGGCAGGCGTCTGCCGCTGGGCAGGCGGCGACATCGATGACTTCGGGCCAACAGCAGATCGGGCTTCTGGGCCAGATTGGCGCCAGTCGCGCAGGTGGCAATCTCGCGCAGGGCGCAGCGTGGCAGGCGGGCATTTCTGCCCCGGCTCGTGGCGTGTCGCAGGGTCTCGGCATCGCGTCTGGTGCGGGCATGGGCCAGCCTTCCGGGCCGGTGCTGTGATGAGCGACAACCCCATCAACTACAACATCGGCAGCGGCCAGCCCATCGGTCTCGAAGACTTCACCCAGGGCGCCGCGCTCGGGCAGGGCCTCCGCATGGGCGCAGAGGCTGCCAAGACGGCACAACAGGCGCGCGGGCTTGAGGCTCAGAAAGCCGCCGCACAGCAGGCCATGATGCAGGAGCTCGCGGCTGAGTCACGGCGCCCGGGTGGCCCAAACTCGGAGAGCGTCGCCGCACTGATGGTGCGCTACCCCCAGATGGCTGAGAACCTCAAGCGGTCGATGGACGTGCTGGCGCCAGCCGAGAAGCGCGAACGCCTCGGGCAGCTTTCGTCCATCGTGGCTGCCGCCAAGTCTGGCAACGTCAACCTTGCCATCGACCTGTTGAAGCGCAACGCCACGGCGTACCGCAACGCGGGCCGCGAGAAGGACGCGCAGGCGATGGAAGACAACGCGCGGCTTCTTGAGGAGTCGCCCGAAGACACCATGTTCACGCTGGAGTCTGCCCTCGCCGCCAACGACCCAGAGAAATACATGGAGACCGTGAAGGGCATGGGCACGCTTGGTGCCGACGTGGCGAAGGCTGCGAGCGAGGCTGTGAAGAGCGCCAAAGAAGCCGAGTTCAAGGCTGGCGAGGTGAAGTTCCAAGAGCAGCAGCAGATGGCGGCTCTCAAGTACACCACGGCGCAGACGAACCGGCTCTACGCGCAGACAAAGAACGACGCCGCCCGGCTGGCCCTCGACCGTGACCGGCTGGTGGCTGAAAACCTCGCGCGCAAGGCTGAACTTCAAGCCAAGGCTGGCGACCTCCCCGAAGCCGTGCGCAAGGACGCCGACGCCGCTGTCAACGATGGCACCAAGGCCAAACTGCAGGCAGAGACAGCCGAAAACCTCTCCAAGAAGTTCCGCGAGTACAGCAAAAACCTGACGTCCTCGTCGGGCTTGCGCGCCAAAGGTGGCGAGTTGCTTGCGGGCTGGGCTGGTATGGAGGACGACGTCTCCGCCATGCGGAAGCAGTACGAGGCTCTCGTCGCCGACCGCGTTGTGACGAACCTTCCGCCCGGTGCCGCGTCCGACAGGGACATCGAGTTGATCAAGGGTGGCTTTCCCGAAGGCACCGGCAACCCGACCAAGACGGCCGACTTCCTCGACGCCATGGCCAACGTGCAGCGGGCAACCGAGGCGCAGAAGCGCACCGAGTCGGACTACCTCTACATGAACAAGAGCCTGTCACCGGCGCGCGCCGACATCGTCGTCAACGGCGTGACCATCCCCGCAGGGACCTCGTTTGCCGATGCGAGCGCGCTCGTGCAGTCTCAGCGCAAAGCCGCCGCCGACTTCGCATCCATCCCACAGCGCCGGGCCGCTGCCGCCACTTTCTGAGGTCCGCCAATGGCTGAGAAGATCCTCGACCTCGACCCCTTCATTCTCGCTGCCGAGAAGAAGCAAGACCTGCCGCCCGGCCTGCTCAGGCAGATCATCGACGAGGCGGGGACCGGCATCCCGCCGAAGGCCCGCGCGTCCATCCTCGAGAAGTTCGGTCTTGACGCCAAGTTGAGCAACGCCAACGCCGTCGAGGCAGCGGGCATCCTGCTGTCTGACGCACTCGCCAACAACAAAGGCGACGCCGGTCTTGCGCTTGCCGAGTACCGCAGCGGCAAAGACCGTGCCGAATGGGGCACCGATACCGCCAAGTTCGTCCGTCGGGTCCGTTCGGGCCGTGGCGTCAACATGGCGCAGGTGGGCACGCCGCAACGTGGGCCATCGACAGCCCCGGCGACGCCTGCACCCGCACCAGCACCAGTCCTGCCGAACATGTCGGCTCTTGGGGCATCCACGGGCTCCGTGACGCCTGTCCCTGTTGACCCGGTGCAGATGGGTACGCCATCCGTCACCGGCTCCGGCGTCGACGTCGGCAAGCTGATGCAGTCGACTGGCGAGGTCCAGAAGTTCGAGGCGCCACCGCCTCCCCCGCCTTCGCGCACCCAGGTTGCAGAAGCGCCCGGCATGGATGCGATCATCCCCGCTGCCGCTGGCGAGCCCGAGGGGCCTCACACGGCGCGGCCTGAGTCGCTGGCGTCCTACGCTGATGGCACCATGCCTGCCGAGCGCCGTGCACAGATGCGAGACCTTGTGAAGTCTGGTGATCTGTTGGTCCCCGAGGGCTTCTCGATGGAAGAACCCGGCATGGTGACGCGGGCAACCGCTGCCGTGAAGGGTGCGGCCAACGCCGTCGGCGAGATGGTGACTGGCAAGGAGCGGCGCACGGCTGCCACCGAAAGCGCCAACGACCTGTCACTGTCGCCAGAGTGGGCAGCCCTCAACAAGTCGGTGGCCATCGGCCCCGCTGACGAGGGCATGGGCACCAAGGTGGCGCGCGGCGTCATGAACGCCACGGGCTTGGGTACCGTCGCCGACGTCGTCGGGAGCACGGGCCGAATCATGGCCGACCCTGCCGAGCAGATCCAGATCCTCAAGGCCAACAACCCGAGTCTTGAGACGTGGCAGGACGAAAAGGGAAACTGGTTCATGCGGTCGGCCAATGGCGAGGTCTTCTCGTCGCAGCCGGGGTTCCGTGCGACCGACCTGCCGAAAGCCGCCGCGTCGGTGGCTGCATTTCTCCCCGCTGGTGGTGCTCCCGGCATTGTCGGCGGTGCCCTGGCCAATGCTGGCACCCAGGCTGTGATCGAGGCTGGCCAAGCCGCGCAGGGTGGTGAGTTCAGCGGTACCGAGGTGGGCCTCGCCGGTCTTGGCGGTGCCATTGTCCCGGCTGTTGGCAAGGCCAAGGAAGGTCTCAAGGCGGCGCTCACATCGGCACCTGTGACCGAGGTGGCTCCGTCGGTAGCGCGCGCAGTCCTGCCCGACGAGGAACTTGCGGACCTCGCCGTCAAGGCGTCAGGGACTGGTAAGGTCGCCGACGAGGCCAAGCGGGCACTCGCGCAACAGATGGACGTCAATCCCGACCTTGTGAAGAAAGCCGCCGACCTAGGCTTTGACCTCCCTGTCGATGTGCTTTCGAGCAACAAGCAGATTCAAGAGGCCATCGGCGGTCTTCGGTCCAAGGTCGGCAGCGAGGCCAGCGCCTCGTTTGCCAACAGCGTAGAAGCCGCCGTGAAGCGTGCCGACGACGTGATCGCAGACCTTGGCGGCGAGTCTTCGCCCGCTGGCGTGTCGGCTCGCGTGCAGGCGGCGCTTGATTCGGCTCGTGTCGACCTTCAAGGGCAAGCGAAGGCGCTCTACAACGACGTCGACGCCGTGATCCCGATGGTGACGCCTGTCCAGTTGCCGAACCTGCGCAAGACGATCGAGGCCATCGCCAAGGAGACTAAGGGCGCACCTCTCGACAAGGAGACCGCCAAACTGGCGCGCCTCCTTGACGCCGACGAGGTCGCCTACGGTGCCCTGCGTGAAGAGAAAGAGCTCATCCGCAAGGCGCTGGTCCGTGAAGAGTCGCCTTACGGGTCGATGTCCGAGGCCCGTCTCACCCGCCTGTCCAACGCCTTGAAAGAGGACCAACTGGCCAACGCCGAACGGCTTGGCGGGGCTGAACTTCGGTCCAAGCTGCGGCTCGCCAACCAACTCACCTACAAGCACAAGCTTTTGGGTGAGCGGCTGGTTAAGGCGTTCGGTCGTGAGGGTGAGGGGTCGATCGCGGCACTCATGCAGCGTGCACTGACAGGCGCCAGCAAGGGCGACATCACCGCGCTGAACAAACTGCTCAAGGGCGTGCCCAAGGAGATGCACGGCGAGGTGCTCATGACGGCGATTTCGTCGCTGTCAAGGTCAAAGGAAGGCGCCTCTCGTGGTGCTTTCGGGCTCGCGCAGTTCAACAGTTTCTATGAGGGGCTACGCCAGCCGGGCAACGAGCAAATCTACAAGACCGTCGTCGACGCCCTTGGCAAAGACCGCGCCGACGTCATGCAGAACATGTTCGAGGTGACCAAGGCCCTCGAGCGCGCGCGCAAC